GCGGGAATGTCGTCGTATCTGACGACCTCAGCCGCCTCGTCGACGTACCTCACGCAGTCTAACGCGGCTTCGACCTACCAGACCATCAGCGGAATGTCGTCGTATTTGACGATTTCGTCTGCCTCCTCGACGTATGCCCCCAAGTCCGCGCCGACCTTCACCGGCGTCGTGACCATCCCGACCCCTGCCACGTCCGACAATTCGACGACCGCCGCTTCGACGGCCTTCGTCAAGGCCCAGGGATACATCACCTCGGCTCCTGTCACTTCGGTCGCTGGTCGCACCGGCGCCGTGACCCTGTCGAACACCGACATCAGCGGACTCGGAACGATGGCTACGGCCTCCGCGTCGAACTACTCGACGACGACGGTCGCTAACGGACTTTATTACCCTCTGGCGGGCAATCCTTCGGGCTTCCTTACCTCGGCCCCCGTCACCTCCGTCGCTGGGCGTACGGGCGCGGTGACGCTCGCAGTGGCCGACGTGTCCGGTGCGGCTCCGCTCGCAAGCCCGACTTTCACTGGCACGCCTCTCTCGACCACTGCGGCCGCTTCGACCAACACCACGCAAATTGCCACTACGGCTTTCGTAGTCGGTCAAGCTGGCACTGCGACCCCCGTAGTCAACGGCACCGCCGCCGTTGGTACCTCGTTGCTCTACGCTCGTCAGGATCACGTCCACCCGACCGATACCAGCCGCGCCCCCCTCGCCAGCCCGACGTTCACCGGCACTGTCACGATTCCCGCAGGCGCAAGCATCTCTGGATTCGCTCCCCTGGCTGGCCCGACCTTCACCGGCGTTCCCGCGGCTCCGACCGCCGCCGTCGATACCAACACGACGCAACTTGCCACGACCGCTTACGTCGTAGGACAAGGCTACCTAAAGTCTGCCACTGCCAGTTCGACATACGCCCCGCTGGCTTCACCGGCGCTGACGGGAACCCCGACCGCCCCGACGGCTACCGCTGGCACGAATACCACGCAGATTGCGACGACGGCCTTCGTCCTGGCTAACGGAACTACGACTTACGCAACGGAAGCGCAGTTGCTTGCTGGTACGTCGACGGCTGCCGCGATTAATCCCTTGTTGCTTCGTACTGCCATGAGCAACGCTGGCTATACGACATACAGCAGCCTTATGGGGAACTATTCTACGTTCCAGACGGGGACGGCTGGCCTTTCGGTTTATTCTGATTATGTCGGCCCTTACGTCAATACGGCTAACGGTAAGATGGGTTTCAGTCCTTCGTCCGCCTTAAATGTCAATAGCATGCAAGGGCGTGGCACGGCTGAGTTGGTCATCAACTGGACCAAGCCAATGTGGTTCTCTTATCGGTTTCACTATGGCGCTGCGATCGGCAGTGATGCTAACACAATCTGTCGCGTAACCGTTGGAAAGACCACTGCCACGTTCGGAGACCTATCGTCTCGTGGGTTTGGCATCAAATGGGACGGAAGCACGACCGGCCTTTTCACTGTCATGGCCCATAACGGCACCAGCCTGACCACCGTTGCATCTAGCGTATCGGTCAGTAACACGACCTACTTCCCAACCAATACTTCTTCGGCTGACTTCTTGGTCTATTCCGATGGAGCAGGAAACGTCACACTTTTCTGCAACAACGTCCAGATTGCCACGACCACAGGCGGACCTTCTTCTGGATCTGGAGCTGCGCGTTTTATCTTTGAAACAGATAATACCACAAGCACCACCGGGATGTGTGCTCCTGCGTACATGGGTATTCGTTCTTACTTCGCTTACTAAAATGAAATCCTATCGAGTCACATGCCTGTTTCAGACTGATTGGCCCAATTTGATTCCTGCATTGTTTGGGTCTAACCAGCCAACCTCTGCTCAGATTGGAGGAAACGTCGGTATCTTTAATTTCGATTCTCCGATCACCCCGAACAACCTAGGCCCTCTTGTCATCGTTGAAGAATCCTCACAGTCGTTTCTTTTTGAATAACATGATTACCCATCTCATCGCCCTCCTCATCGGCTTCATCGCCGGATTCCTCGTCTTCCGCAACAACGCCGCCAAGGCCGAAGCCCTCAAGGCCAAGGTCGAGGCCGAGTACGATGCGGACAAGGCCAAGGCCAAGTCCATCATCGACGCGCTCAAAGGCAAGTAAGCCCATGCGCCGTTCCCTTCTCGCCGTCGCCGCCCTGGTCTTCCTTGCGGCCTGTTCGCACGTCCTGCCGCCCGCCGCTCCCTCGGCGTCCACGATGGCCGAGCTGAACAAGTCCCAGGCATCCACCGACGACAAGGTCTCCGCCGCCGTGGCCGCCGCCGCCGACTTCAACGACAAGGGCAACCCTCCCGCCGTGAAGGCCGAACTGAAGGTCGCCGCCGCTTTCCTCCCCGAAGTCAAGCCCGGCGAACTCATCCTCGCCCAAGCCCGCGCCACGTCCCCCGAAGGCCAAAAAGCCTACGAAGGCATCCTCGCCGAAGCCGCCAAGGCCAAGAAGGACAAGGAAGCCGTCTGGGCCAAGATGGAAGCCGAACGTGCCGCCGCCGAGGCCAAGTTGAAGGAACAGCAGAACGCCATCGAGACCCTCAAGGCCGAAGTCATCAAGGCCAAGGCCGAAGGCGAGAAGAACCTCTACACGATGGGGGCCATCAGCCTCTTCCTCGTCGGTGCGGTCCTCATGGCCTTCCAGCGGTACACCGCTGGCGGAGCCGTGATGCTGGCTGGCCTCCTCTGCGGAGCCGTCCCGGACATCAAGGGGTCGCCGTACTTCATGTGGATCATCGGCACGTTCCTCGCCGCCATCGCCGCCATCACCATCTGGGTGGTCTACAAGCGGGCGAAGCATAACATCGACGAGCAAGCCGTAGCCGATGCCATCAAGGACGAGAAGGCCATCGAGGACGCCAAGGTGAAGAACCCCGCATCCGATGGCACGCCGACCAAAGAGTAAGGTGGTCTGGCGTCGGCTGGGCCGGGAAAAAGCCTGGGGTCAGGCTACCATCGGGGAAGGGTTGATTGAAATCGACCCCCGCCTCGGGGCGAAACGGCAGTTGGAGGTCTTGTGCCACGAACAGGTCCACCTGACCTTCCCCGAGATGTCCGAAGCCCAAGTTGACCGCGCTGGCAAAGACCTCGCCGCCGTCCTCTGGGATCAGAACTACCGCCGAGTCCTGCTCCAGCCCAACGCCAAGCCCCCCAAGATTTCGTGAGTGCTTTGCCTACCCCCCCCACCCCTGAAGACGTGCCGGTCTCCGTCCGTGACATCGGCATCGGCGTCGCCATCGGTTCGGTGTCGTGGCTCATCCGCTATATCTGCTCCCCCGAGAAGCACTCCTTGGGCTACATCGCCCGCAGGACGACCATCGCTGGCCTGACCTCCCTCCTCGTCGGGATGGCCACCAAGGGGTACTTCAATTCGGAGGCCGTCGGCTTCGGCGCGGCGGGGTGTGCCGGCTATGCCAGCCCGGAACTCGTAGATTGGGCCATGGCGTGGCTTAGGAAGAACGCCAAGGGTAAGTCTACCCCCTCGGCCTGAAAAGCCCGCCACGGGGCGGCTAGGTGGCATTGACAGGCGGCTAAATTTAACAGTACCCCTAACGACTCCGCAAGGATCGCACCACCGGGGGGCAATTTATAACGGCTCCCCCCTCTACCGAAAGGCACGGGGGAGTCTTCTTTTACGCCTCGTATTTGGTGCCTTGGTAGTACAACGCCGCCCCCACCTTGCGGGGTTCGATGATGCCGTTGGTCACCATCGCCTTGATGAGGGATTCCGCCTGGTCACGCTGGAGCTTGTGGTCGGCCACCAGTTCCTCCAGCAAGGCACCACGGCTGATGCGGGGCTTGGACTCGAAATGGCGGTACTGCTGCCCGACCTTCAAAAGTTCAAAGCCGCCGGCCAAGGGAGCCACTTCCCAGAAGACCCGATCATCGGCGTGTTTCAACTTGAGGGTCAGGGTAGGCTTGCCATCTGGCGTCCGCATCCCGGCTTCCTTGCCGCGCTTGGACAGGTTAAACGAGAACACGGGCAAGTCCTTCGACTCCCGACGGATGTTCAGGACGGCACGGACGTAGTTCACAAGTTCCGCACCCCCCGTGCCGCTGTACATCATGTCCGAGAAGGTCTGGCCATCCGTGACCTCCTTGGCCTTCGGCTTGCCTTCGTGATGGATGATGATGGCGATGCACCCCGTCTCCTTCAGCATCGGTTCCAGCAGCCCACGGCAGAAGTTCGTCACGTCCACGTTATCGTTGATGTTGCCGCCGATGTACGCCATGAGCGGGTCCAGCACGATGACGTCCAACTTGTGCCGGACGACGATCTTGCGGGCGAGCTGGATGATGTCGTCGCCGCGCTTCGACGATTCGTTGAAGAAGTGCAGGTTCTGCCTGACCATCGCCTTCTCGTCGTTGTTAAGCCTCATGCCCGACATCACGCCTTGGAAGGACTGGGCCATGTCGCCGACGTCACCTTCGGCCTGGAGGACGCCCATCTTCAGCGGGTGCTTCGCCGGGATGCCGAACAGTTCACGACCGCAGGCCCACGACATCGCCATCTGCATGGCGAAGGACGACTTGCCGATGCCCGACTGGGCCGTGATGAGCAGCGAGCCGCCCTTCTGCAACCAGCGCCCGTGGCCGATGACCGTGTTCGGATCGTTCAAGACGTCGTAGTTCTCAAGGATGTCGGTCGTGACCTCCTCGGGGAAATCCTGAGCCTCGCGCCACGCAAGGAACTCGCCCCAGTCCCCCGCCCCGATTTTGAAGGCGACGATCTTCTGCTCGGCCTCCCCGCGCATCACGCCGCCGAGGCGAGACCAACGGGAAGGGTTCTTGTTCTGCGGGTCAGGCTCATGGTCGGCCAAGAAGTCGTAGACGACGTTGCGACGCTCCTCCCATTGTTCCTTGGACTCGGCATCGACCCGGACCCATGCGTGGACGGACTTGCCGCCCGAATCGACGAGAAGGGAGATGGGCAGGTTCGACTGCTGGAAGATGGCCACCTGCTCGTCCTTCGGCTTCTTGTCGAACTCGACCAAGACGTGGCGGTAATCCGAGACCGAACCGTCCGTACCCGTAAAATCGTCCTTCGTGAAGGGATTGATGCGAATCCAAGCCCCCGACTCCGTGCCGGCGAACTTAGCAGCCCCTACGGCTCCGGGGCCGAAGAACTTGGTGATCCACTCGGCACGGGTCAGGAAGATGCCCTTGGAGGCGGGGAACCATTTGCCCTCCTCGGTCTGGCCGGCCTCGTTCGTGATGCAGATGACCTCGTCGTCACGGAAGCAGTTGAGCAGGACGTCGGCGGTCGTAAAGGGGGTCTGGGCGTCGGCCAGCTCGGCGACACGGCTCGGGTCGAAGACAAAGCGGCCATTCGCGCCGACCCTGCGCTCCTTGCCGGCCACGAGCCAGCCCTTCTGGCGTTCGTGCGGCTTGACGTAGGCGTCGTTCAGTTTGTGACGCAGGTCTTTCTCAGACCAAGGGGGCGAGCAGCGGGCGTTGTACTCCTGAAGCAATGCCCAGGCGTCCGACCACGGCAGGTCGAAGCCGTTGGCAAGGATGCTGGCGGCGCGATAGGTGGCGGGGTGTCCCCCTTGGCCTGCGACGGCGGCGGGCAGTTTGGCAAGATAGGCTCTCGCCCCGGAAATACGATCCTCGGTGGTCATGGTGGCTCTTGAATGGGTAGGAAGTGGATGGTTACTTCCCGTAGAAGTACTTCATCTGGATGCGACGTCCATCAAAAAATCTGAGCCTGACTTGTTTCATCTCCCCGGCCTTGACCAGTTTAATCGTCCAGTCCCGCGCCGTCGTTCGGTGGACGCCCCATTCTTTGCACAAGGCTTCCAAGTCCTTGTACCCTTTCGGAATCTCGTCTTCCCCCTTGGACTTGAGTTTCCAGAGCTTCTTCAGGACTTCGTCGGTCTTCATACGGGCAGAATCCATTCGTCCTGATCGTGCGGCTGCTCATGCACCCACGGGATGAGTTTCTCGTCGGTGTAGTACCCGAAGACCATGCCTTGGCTCCAGGCAAACGTGGCGCGGCGGGTGTTGGCGTAATCCATGGCCCCCCGGCGGGTCAGGGT